AATATACTACCAACAACATACGAAACTACTTAAGTTTCCAATGTGATAAGAGAATATCGTAGCTGATATAAACTTCCTTAGTCAATCCCATATATCACAAAAAAGTAAGCAACTTGGTAAAAAAAAGAGTGTTGACGCTTTTAAAGCTCAAAAAGTGAGTCAGCTGAGTCAGCAGTGAGTCATCAAAAATAATTCATCTGACTCACCCTAAAATCCTCATAATGACACAGAGATGCCTTTAGAAATCAAAAAACAACAAAAGTGAGTCAGTGAGTCAGATGAATCCGTAAAGTAGCCCATATATACGTATTTATATACTTTTAAAAAAAATGTAAAAAAACTCTATATGTGCGTAGGTTCCCGAATCATCTGACTCACTGACTCACTTTTGATATAAAGTTAAATCTAGACGGGTTTATATACTCATATAGCAGTTTTGGGGTGAGTCAGATAAGCCTAAACCTGCTGGCTCACTGCTGACTCAGCTGACTCACTTTGTTTCTTCTCCAATTTGTTTATTGGCTTGTAGGCTTTTAAGGCTTTTGAAGAGTGCTTCCAAAGCTTCAAAAGCCCGATATTCGCGCGCACGAAAAAGCAGTTAAAACTGTACAAAATCAATGCTTTATGCTATAAAAACCATATGAATAAAACAGTTAAGAAAGCTAGAAAAGCTATAGTTAGATATTCTGCTTCATTGATGAGTAGTATTATTAAAAGAGTTGCTAATGGCTCAGCTCTTGCTCATGTATTAAAAAAGCCTAACATGCCGCATTATGATACGTTTTACGATTGGCTTAAGAAGTATCCGCATCATGCTAAAGAGTATGAAGAGGCGGTACGTTGTAGATTGGAATATATGATTGATGAAATGCTTAATGAACCTGAACCGACTGAAGAGGAACTATCTAATCCGATATTTTACTCCAAGATGCGAGATAGGAGGCAAAAAGGTCTTATGTGGACATTAGAGAAGATACATCGTCAGAAATATGGCAATCACATATCAATTGAGAATAAGCACACCTTAGATTTAAAGCCTATATTGAATAGAATAGAACAAAGCATGAAGGAAAAGGGGTTGAAGGCTGTAGGTGGAGTGGAATTGCCAGAGACAGGGCATAAAAAGCCAGAAAGGCTTACTGAGATCCCAAAAGCACATAAGGATGATAATAATACCATACTACATAAAAAGTAAAATCTAGGTATGTTTATGAGCTTTTTAGGTTTTATATGCTGTGAGGCTTTAAAAGGCTTATGATGCTGTGGGGCTTTAAAAGGCTTATGATGCTGTGAGGCTTTATAGGCTTATGATGCTGTGAGGCTTTATAGGCTTATGATGCTGTGAGGCTTTAGAGGCTTTTTAAGATTTTGGAAGGGGGGTAGCCCCCCAATGCTTTTTCATTAGAGATATATAGCCTACCCTCCGACAATTTTTATAAAATTTAGAAAATATTAAAATTTTACTTATTTGAAAATATTAAAACCCATATCTATTTTATATACACAACACCGCTTCTTTAGCTCGTAAAGCCTATTTTATTTGCTAAAAAAATAAAACCTGTTATATAACTCATAAAAACAGAAAAAATTAAATTAAAAGCTATTTCTGTCGGTTTACTGCTTGCATTTTATTAATATTATGTTATTGTAACCATGATGGTTCTGCCTAACCACATCTTTTTTCTATCTGATAGGATTGAAGAGAGTTATGGATGGCAGACTGTAATTCTCTTCAATCTTATCGGATATGGTTTTGATTGATGAGTTGTTATTTTGACAAAAGTACTTCCAACAAAAACAGAAGATGAACAAAGACTTATTAACTTAATTGGATCAAAAGAATTCAAGAATAGTTTTACTAACTTTGTTTTACATTTTTTTCCATGGGGTGTAAAAGACACACCGCTTGAGAATTTTTCTGCACCCCGCAAATGGCAATTAGATGCTATGCTGGATGTTGATCGGCATTGTGCTGATAATGAAAATAATCCCAATCCAAAAGTATTAAAAATGGCGATATCTGCAGGGCGTGGTATAGGCAAAACCACGTTTAATGCATGGTTGATGTTATGGTTAATAAGTACTCGGGCGGGTATGTCTATAATCTGTCTTGCCAACTCAGAAACGCAGTTAAAGGGCACATTATGGGCAGAAGTTAGTAAGTGGCTTGCGATGTTGCCGAATAAACATTGGTTTGAGATGCAATCGTTATCTCTACATCCTGCTGTTTGGTATGCGGAATTACTAGAATCCAGCCTTGGTATTGATTCTAAACACTACAATATTACTTGTAAAACCTATTCTGAAGAACGTCCTGATACCTTTGTTGGTCATCATAATACGTATGGCATTGCGGTTTTTAATGATGAGGCATCAGGTATACCTAGTGTTATATGTAAAACGATCACTGGCTTTTTTACCGAGGTTAATGCTAATCGTTTTTGGATTATGACGTCTAATCCTCGTAGGTTAGAAGGTTGGTTTTTTGATATATTTAATATTCCATTGACTGATTGGCTACGTTATCAGATTGATACACGAGACGTTGAGGGTATTGATCCAAGTTTTTATGAGGAGATTATTGCCCGTTACGGCATTGATTCAGATCAAGCCCGAGTTGAGATTTTAGGGCAATTTCCAAAACAAGAAATCAACAGTTTTATTCCCTATAATTACATTTTAGAAGCGATTGAGCGTGAAGCGGTAATTGATCCATACGCACCGTTAATTATGGGTTGTGATATAGCTGGGGAAGGCGAAGATAAGACGGTTGTTATATGCCGTCGAGGCAATGTTATTGAGCACACTGATTATTGGTCTGGTCAGCTTGTTAGAGATACTAACAGGAAGATATCTGGTTTAATTGATAGGTATAAACCCGATGCTATAGTTGTTGATGCTAATGGGATAGGTTCTGTTACCGCTAATTATTTAGAAGATTACGGATATTATCCGATTGAGCAGATATTAGGACAACGAAGCAGTACAGAACCTGAGCGGTATCGTAATTTAAGATCTGAGTTATACGATTTAGTTAAAGATGCAATTATTGGGTGTTTATCGCTTCCGAAAGATAATCCTGAATTGATTAACGAGCTTAGATCTATAGAAGCTTTTACAGATACATTAGGTCGATTAGCGATAGAGAGCAAACGCAAAGGTGGTTCTAAATTTGGAGTTAGAAGTCCTGATTTTGTGGATGCTTTAGCATATACCTATGCGGTTAATCCTGCGAGAAAAGACCATGTTAAACGCCGTTCTTACCAGTACGAGGCTGATGAGCTTTTAATAAATCAGAGGCATACTCTAAATTGGGTGAGTTATGCTTAGAAATTTTAATTTCCGATCTAGGATTATACCATCGGCTCCTCCCCAACAAGACCCGCCTGCTGTTAGTAGCTTTTTAGGAGGTAGATGGGGTCGAAAGGACGAGAAGCAAGAGTCTGAAGCATCACAAGAGTCTGAAGCATCAAAGGAAAATCCTTTTGAAAGACTGGCAAGATGGAGACTAGAAGCCGAAAAACTAAGAGAACAAAGATTAGCCGAAGCTAGAATATTAGAAGAACCACAATTAGCCGAAAAACAAAGAGAAGCCGTACGACAACGCGTAGAAGAACAGCGAAGAGAATCCGTACTGCAACGTCGTCTAAAAGAACTGCAAGAAGAACAGCAAAGAGAAGCTGAACTGCAACGCATAGAAGAACAGCAACGTCTAAAAGAACAACAATTAGCTGAAACTAAAAAAATAGAAGAAAAAACAAGTGAGGAAGCTTCCCATTCTGTTCAAGTTCCTATTCTTGCTGGGTTTTTAGGCAGTGGCTTTAAGGAGCCACCCACCCATGATCTGATAGGCTTTAGAGGGTTTGGGAAACTAGGGTCTTTACTTTCTGGGAATGTTAAGAGGTTGTTTTATCCATTTGATTTTTATGACGATAAACAAAATACAAGTTTGCAGTTGTTGGAGAGTTTTGTGACTTTTTTGTTTTCCAAGTTTAAAGAGGAACATTTGAGCTGATGGCAGATAAAGATAAATCGAAGAGTATTTGGGATATTGCGGGATCCGCTGCATCTAAGGCTTATACTGGTGCTTCTATAGGGGGACGCTTTGGTCTTTACGGTTCTATTGCTGGGGGTTTAGTAGGAGGAGCTTATGGAGTTTATGAAAACTGGGATTCAATCAAAAATATCTTCAGCTTTAAGTCGTCTGAACAGGAAGAAAAGAAAGCTTCAATAACCGACGATTCTTTAACAGATGACGAAATGGCACGACTGCATGAAAAAGAGGCTATGGATTTTTGGAAAAGCAATAACGTGACAAATCCTTATAGACGAGTAACTTTATCATCGTTGTTATCTTCCAATAACGGCAGTAGGGGATTTGCATGAGTAAAACCGCTAATCAGCTTATTGAGCAATTGACCGTTTTAAAGAATGATCGTATGGCGTTAAACGCTTCGATTGAAGAATTATCAAAATTTCTTTATCCGTACGAAGCACATAATTCAACCATGTGGGACACTACAGGTTCTGAAGCGTGTATAAAACTTTCATCTCTTATTTCAAGTTTAATTACCCCGCAAGGGCAGCGTTGGCATGGATTGTCTTATCCATTATCTAAGCAACAGGATACTTATATTTTAGATGAAAAGAGTATTATGTCATGGTGCGATGATATTACTGATATTTTATTTCGTTATCGTGATCGTCCACATTCTGGGTTTTCACAGTGTTTGCAGTCTTTTTACACGAGTGCTGTTGAGTGTGGTACTGGCTGTTTTTATGTTGAATCTGATATTGACGCTCAAGGGAAAGAGGACGGTATCCGTTATATACCCGTTCCATTCAAGGATGTTTACATATGGGTTAATCATCAACAAGATATAGATACCGTATTAAGGGAATTTAAGTTTACAGCTGAACAGATAGTTAGCAAATGGGGGGAAAACGTCTTATCCTCAAGTATGAAGAGGTCATTAGAAGTAAAAGATTGCGAAAAATATACATTTATTCATGCAGTATACCCGAAGAGTATTAAGGAGCGTCGTGATGATGGTAAGAATGGTTATAGTTTTAAGAACTTTCATTCTAAATATGTATGTGTTGAGGAGAAGCGTTTTTTTGAAGAAAAGCAGATTGCTACACTAGGCTATGTTGTTGGGCGTTTTAGGACTAGGGCTGATGAGATATATGGCAAATCTCCAGCTTTGGAAGCTTTACCTGCTATTAGACGTTTGAACGAGATATCCAGTGAGTTAGCACAATATGCTCGTTTGTCTTTAAATCCTCCTTTTATAGCCCCTGCAGATGCGAAACAATTTGATTTCAAGTTTAAGATTAGACATGTTAATATCGGGGCTGTTAACAAAGAAGGTAAAGCTCTTTTTCATCCTATTCCTCTAGGTAATCCGCATCCTTATTACAAGGAAATTGAAAGAATACAGAGTTCTATTCATAGTTTATTTCTTTTAGATTTGTTCCAAATTTTAGAGGATAGAGCTTCTCGTTCTGCTGCTGAATCGTTAGAAAAGACTAAAGAAAAAGGGGCTTTTGTCGCTCCTATTATCGGACGTATACAATCTGATTTTTTATCTCATATGGTAGCTAGAGAAATTGATATTTTGAGTTTTCAAGGGAAACTTCCTACATTTGAAGGCTCAAACAACTTATCTCCTTCTATACATTTTTTAAAGGTTGAGGCTACTTCTCCGTTATTTAAATACCAACAAGCTGAAGCGGTTTCATCGGTATATCAATCTTGTAACGGTCTTATTGAATTATCCGCAAAAACTGGCCAGCCTGAGATTCTTGATGTTTACGATTTTGAATCTGCCGCACGTTTTTGTGTCAAAAATTCAGGTTCCCCAGCGGTTTTCTTACGAGATGACGAGGAGGTAAAACAGATAAGATTACAGAGATATAAGCAGATGGAACAAATGAAAGAACAAGAAATGCATAATCAATCTCAACTTATCGGGACGCAAGAAGGTGCCAAAGTTGCCGGAGATGTTTTGCGTGAAAAGCAAAAAGCGGAGATAAGGGAGAGTTTTAATGATTGATATACAAAAGGTTAAAGAATTGGCTAACTTGCAAATGGAGGATGTTGATGACTTGGCGTTAAGAGAATTATTTGAAAAAGCGGAAGCCAATAAAGCAGATTATAAGTGTGTGTTTTCGAGTGAAGAAGGACAACGTGTTTTCAAAGATTTGATGCGAGAAGGTGGGCTATTAGAGGTTTCCGCTTCTGTTGATACTAACCAATTAGCTTTTGAAGCTGGAAAACGGTACATGGTTGTCTATATCGCCCGTACTTTCTCTTTAACTCCTGATGACATAATACAATCTGTTTTTGGAAATTCTTAATATTTAACTGAAGGATGCTGTAATGATAGAAGAAAATACAATTATTGAAGATACAAACCAAGTCTCCTCATCCCAGCAAGTGGCTAGTGAAACTGACTCTGGTATTTCAGAAGTACAATCTAGTCAACAAACAGAGCAACAACCACAGGTTAAGGATGAATATTCGATTAAGTGTCCTGAGTATGTATCTGCTGAAGAGGTTAACGCTCATACACAAGCTTTTAAGGAAGCTGGTGTTGATGCTCAAACAGCTCAAAAAGTAGTTGATAAACTTATTTCATCTGGAGAGATACTCGAAAAACAACGTGCCGAAACTTTGAATAAGTCATTAGAGGCTGATAAGGATTCCTTAATCAAGGAGCTAGGAGCTGAGTATGGTACTCGAGAGAGTGCTATATCTCGCTATTTTAATCAGGAGAATATCCCTGATGACGATGTAAAAGCTCTTATTTCTACTTGGGGTTTTAAAAAGACCTTTAAGTTTTTTGACCGTTACGCTCAACTTAATAAAGAAAGTTCGGCTGGGGATACTTTTAACAAGACGGAAACCGCAGGTTCTTCTCAGGATTTTAGTAAGAAGATGGAAGGTTTTGAATTTTACAAAAATCTTAAATCAGGAGACCCTAAAGCTAGTGAGTTAATAAAACAATGGGCTTTAGAACAAGCACAATCAGATCAATAATCCACTGAGGAAGGAATTTATAAATGGCTACAAAACAACAATTAGCAACAGCTAATATATTAGAGTTCAAAAAGCATGTTGAACTTGCTTTGCAACAAGAACAATCACAGCTTAGATCAACGGTAACAGAGACATCTACAGAAGGGGAGTCATCGGCTATAGTAGAGGTGTTTAAACCTACTGAGGCTCACGAGATTATCGGTGATATGCCAAACACCATATACAATGAAACTGACCAAGACAGAAGATGGATTAGTCAAAATCAATATGGTTGGGCGGAACGCATAGACCCGTTCGCTTCTCTTGATTCTGGGCTTAACCCGCTTCTCCCGTATGCTAAACTTGCTACATATGCGATGCATCGTAAGCAAGATGAAGCTATACTTAAAGGTATGTTAGGGGTGAATAAATACGGCAAGAACGCTGACAAACTAGAGTCGTTCCCTACGGATAATATCATACCTGCAGTTGACGGGGATGACTTTTTCCAAACTTTTATCGGACAACTTATTACTGCTAAAGCTATAATGAGGAAACGTTATATAGACGTTGATAGTGAACAAATATATGTTTTAGTTCCTTCTGATGTATGGGCATCGCTTTTTGCCTTAGAAAAAGCAACTAGTAAAGACTATGTTAACAGTGCTGCGTTGCAATCTGGTAAGATGGAAGCTTTCGCTGGGGTTTGGTTTATTAATATGGAAAAAGTCCCAGGTGATGATTTATTCCCATCAGGAACGCAATTTCCTAATTTAACTGATTCTAAGATTGAAAACGATAAAGGGAAATATAAAGCTATCTCTTCTGCTAAATTTGCCGATGATAAAATTAAGTATGTTCTTCCTATATATTGCAAATCCGCGGTTGTTTTCGCTCAAAGGAAAGCGATTGAGGTAAAACATTCGGAAGATCCAAGCAAATGGCATGCTCCACAGATTACTTTAACTGCTTCTTTCGGTGCAACTCGTGTAGAACCTGAGAAGATTTTAGGGATTGAGATTACTAAGAATTCGCTAAAGTACGTTCCTCATATCATTGAAAAAGCTTCTAAAAAGGAAAAAGCTTTCAAAAAAGATAATGAAACAGGGCAGAACGAGGCTTAATGAATAATTTAGAAGTTTGTAATTGGGCATTGTTGAAATTAGGGCAATGCCCAATAAATAGCCTTGAAGAGGAAGGGATAAAAGCTAAATATTGCAAGCTTTTACTACATCCTATTCACCGTAGTTTACTGCGTTCTTTTGCTTGGAATTTTGCGAAATATTCGGATGTTTTATCCCAATCACCTTCAACAAAGATTGATGAGATACGCTATGCTCTTCCTGAGAAATGTCTTAAAGTTATAAAAAGTTCTATTAAGGTGGAGTTAAATGAGGGTTATCTTGTTCCTAAAGACAAGACTACCACGCAACTTATTGTTGAATATGTTAAGGAAGTTCCGATATTCCAATGCGACGCTTTGTACCAAGAAGCACTTACATTAAAGCTAGCAAGCGAGCTTTGCCCTACTATACTTCCCGATGAACAATTACCGCGGTATTTAAAAGCTGAAAGCGAAAAAGTTTTAAAAACAGCTATTGAGATGGACGCTATAGAGATGTCTGATGATAGGGAGTATTAAATGGGTAATGTATCATGGACAAAACATTCGTTTGCTGCTGGGGAATTGTCGCATAAGATATGTCAATCTCGTAGTGATTTAAAGATACATTCTCAAGGGGTATCTAAGTGTCAAAACCTTATTCCTTTAAGCGTCGGGTCGTTGATTGCCCTCCCAGAATTGATAAAAGTTTCCGATTGCAAATTGCCTACCGACGCAAGTCGTATCATTCCTTTTAACCTTGTTAATGGCGTGTATGTTTTATGTGTTTTCGGAGAGCAAGAAGTAGTAATTCTTAATTTAGGCAGCGCAGAAAACTTGAAACCTCAAGAAGTTACAAGCATTAGAACGCCTTATCACTTTGGTGAAGCATCACAGTTAGAATTTGCGGTATTTGGTTCTCTTATGGTTTTAGTTCATAGAAGTCATCCCCCTTGTCAAATTCTATGTAAAGATGGGGTTTTTAGCTTTTCTGAAATGAAGTTTTTTCCGCCCCCTTGGTTAGCAGATAATGTTAAGGAAGGCATCGGGTATCAGGTAGATTTGAGCATAAAAAAGGCACAGGACGATTCTAAGCTTTTTGAGATATCCTCCGACTTTAAGTTATTTAGTGCTGATGATACGGGCAGATATTTACGTTTCGGGTGTTTACCTTCAGCTCGAAAATCTGATTTTAAATATCCTGAAAATTCTTTTATGGTTAGTGATGGCAAGGTATATCAAAGCAAGAAAGGCGGCTTATCTTCTGAAAATCCTTTTACCCAAAAAGAGGGTACGATTTATGCTAAGGATGGAGAGGTAACATGGATTGAGGTTGCGTCTTTTGGTATTAAAAATTCGAGTGAATCGGGCTCAAACTCCTTCTTTCATAAATCCCCATCCCTTCTTTCTCCTTACTTTATTTGGGGCGAAATAAAAGAAGTTTTTAACGACGGAAAAAAGGTACTAGTTCTTCCCAAATCAAAACATAGTTTTTTAAGCGGTGAAAAGGTCGTATCATGGAATTTTAGTGCTTGGACACGAAACAATGGTTACCCGCAACACGTGTCTTTTTATCAAAACCGATTAGTATTTTCTGGTGGTAAGGATGATGAGCTATCGGTGTATTTATCAAGTTATGATTCCTTCAATGATTTTTCGATTGATGGTGAATACGGGTGCTTTGATCTGAAGAAAGCGTTAACCATGGCGGTAACAGATACTTCGGTGAGTGAGATTAAGTGGCTTCATCCTTTCGGTGGCGGTATTCTCGTCGGGTGCGATACCTCTTTATGGTTATTGTCTATTAGTTACACTCAAGGGCTGTCTGTAGATTTTAGGCGTATATCTGGATCAGGTGTATATTCTTGCCCACCTGTCAGTGCTTCTGATTACCTATTTTTTGTGTATGGGGCGGGCAGACGGGTTAAAGCGGTTACTGGAAGCACCGAGCAAGGTTTTAAGTTTGTAGACCTATCCATTTTTGTCGATCATCTTTTTACCCATTCGATAAAAGGATTATCATATCAAGAAGAACCGTATTCGCTTCTTTGGGTATATTATGACTCACAGCCTTATATGTCAGGATGCCTATTTAATCCCGAAGAAGAAAACTTCGCATGGCATATTCATAATTTGGAGCCCGGGCAATATTTTAAATCTTTAGCATCTTTTCCAAGCGAAAAGCACGGCGATACTTCGGTTTGGATATTGACTGAGGTATGTAATGAAGAAGGAAATTGTCGTCCGCAATTAGGGCGATTAGGTATTTTTACTTCTGAGGAGACGCGATAATGGGTTTTTGGTCTTGGGCTGGGAATATCGCTAAAGGCGTAATTTTAGGTGCAACTGTAGCTGTAGGTACGGCTGTAGCTACAGCTGCGTTAGCGGTTGCTGCTCCTGCTTGGGTGCCTGCCGCTGTAGCTACCGCGTTAGGTACTGGTGCCTTGGTAGGTTCTGCGGTGGGACTTACTACATATATCAAAGATCAGACTAAAGATGAAATTAAGGAGTCTAACGAGCGTATTGCAGAACGTGTTAAATTCTTAGTGCAACTAAATGATACCGAGGCACGCGGTGATTTAGAGCAGTTAACAAAACTATGTGCAGAAGTTGAAAAGAAGCAAAATAAGCTTCGAACTGATACCATACCTAAAGGAGAAGAAGTCAAAACCATCAAATCTATTCAAGATGGTATTAGGGATTTGAGAGAAGGTTTAATAGCGTGGATATCTCCAGAAAACCCTCACAAGAACAATTATAAACGGTCAATATCTTTACTTTGGGATAGGGTACAACGAGTAGGTGAAGACCACGAAAAAACAATTGTTAATGGATTAGTTCCTACTGTTGCACAGTTGCACCGACAACTGGAGGATAAGGTAAAAGCCTTCATAGCCCTTAAGAAGGAAGCAGGGATTGAATTTTCAGAGGAAGGAGAAAAACTTCTCAAGCAGGTTAGCCAAGAAGTGCCAGCCGCTGAAGCAGACGCTTTACACCGAGTCGTAAAGGCAACAAATGAAGCTAGCGGATTTCTGAATAGTGTTAAGGATAATATTGAAAAATCAAAACAATATGTAAAGGAAAAGAATTTCCAAGAAGCTAAAAAGTATCAAGAAGAGGCTGAGAAAGCTAAGGCTAAGACAAATAGCAAGATATCTCAGTTAGAAGGGCTTGTTGCTACATTACCTGAGAATGTGTCGCCTTCTGCATTTGCCAACCTTTCTAAATTGCATTTTAACTCTGTTAGTCTTCAAAATAATGTTGATAGCAATATCCCTTACATTTTGCGTTTGGAAATGGATTTGAAGGCAGAAAAACGTAAGCGGTTGTCTCTCGAGTGGAATTTCAAGTACATAAACAAAAAATCCCATAAATTGATAGACAAAATCAACTTTTATTATAACAAGTACCGTGAATATACTGAGAAAAGGGAAACCGCCGATGCTCTACATAACGCGAAGTATGCAGAGGGTTATTTGCGGGTATTAGCTCACTGGATGTCTAGAGAGGAGGGAAAGGAATATTGGAATCCAGATTCAGGTTTGATCATGGATACTTATACAACCATTGATATAGCAGCATGGTTTGGTAAAAATATCGGTTTATTTGGTTTAGGTACGGATACCCATAATATTAGACAGACGGTAGCTGAATTATCGCCTAAAGTACTTACAGCAGTTCAGTTAGCACACCTAGATCATGAAGCACGTTTTAAGGGGGAGCAAAAAATAGCTTACCAAGCCTCGTGCACCATGGCTGCAACAATAGCTAATATAGATAAGGTGACGAATGAAGCTAGAACGGCGAGAGCTGAGAAACAAAAAGAAGAAAAGCAACGTCTAGAAGAAAAGCAACGTCTAGAAGAACAACAAGCAAGGATAAAGGCCGATCAG